CCAACATAGGACATCTGGTAGATAGAGTCCTCTTTATAGATCATAAACTTGTCTGTCAGGGGAAGACCATCCAGTATAGCCCCTTTTGAATCAGCAAGTTCATACTCACCAGCATCAACTGTTGCGGAAGTTTCATCCCAAGACGTAGGAACAGCCTGTGTAGCTGCCTCTGTTGACCACTTCACTACATTTGTATACTTAGTGCTGGACTCTGTTATATTAAGGGCAATAAGAAAGGAGCGGAACGCTTTTATAGATTTACATTCAGTAGAAGCAGGCCAGTTAGTCAGGTCTGCCATCCTAGTACCGACAGCAGGTACACCGGAACTCAATGCCCAGAATTGTGGATCATCAACACCGTTGGTCATAATGAGAACACCAGCTAATACAGTAGATACCCAACCACCTCTAGCTGTAGCACTATAATCACCGGATGATCGAGTTATGTCAGTCCATACCGAACCATTGTGAACATAAATCTTAGTCAATCCTCCGATTATCCAGTAAGACGTAGACCCCGCTACTAGGTTGGTTATGTAGTAAGGCGCAACAGGACAGGAGGCCATAACCTCCTTATAGCCGGGGGTTTTCTGTATAGCCCCATGCTCTGCTCTGATGTTATTACCATCCGTCCAGACATTGGGGGGAAGTTGCCAAGCATTTATATCTTTGACAATCCCAATCTGCCCTACTTGGTCAATAGGGATTAGTGCCATTAGGGTTTAGTCGGCCAGCTTACATTGAATGGATCGGCATTATTTGAAGGAACATCCCTTAATTCCTGACGGTATGTTCTCCAGCTTTCTTGGTCTGCACCGGGATAACCGGGAAGATCGCGCCAATCACTATCCGAAAGAAGCGTATTCCGATCATGCCTGACACCTCGCCATTTATCTTCTTCATCCGCTGATACTTCTTCAGCGGTTTTAGCCTGTACTACCCAGTTCTGCGACCATACCCCACCATCTTCAACTGGCGCACCTTCAACTACTCGTTGTGTACGCGAATCAAACGATGGTTTCGCAACATCCTCAACCACTACCGCACCATACGCATCCCTGATATGTGGAACTCGCAATGGATCAGTCGGAAAGGATGTATGGGGATACTCCGCCTTCAGTTCTGGAACCCCATAAGGGTACACGGTAACCGAATTATTTTCTACTCTTGCCCATGTCGTCATTTTCTAAAACCCTCTAGTAATTAAATTAAGTTTCCTTGAAACACCAATCATCGCGTACCAACTTCTTTATCCCTATTCTCTTCATTACGGCATGATGGGCGGTGGCATACTTCACTGCCATCGCATCAAGAAAGCAATGGAAATGTTCTATGTTAGGCTCTTTCCCCTCTTCCATCATTGCTTCATTTGCAACGATGTAATCGTGCAGATGTTTCCTAGCAGCCTGTGGATGAATACCGAACTGTTCCAAGTATTCGGCTGAACCCCTACCGATCATTCCATGTGCCATCATTTCCTGAAAGGCGGTTCTGAACCCCATCTTAATGTGGTGTCGGATTTCACCCTTCTCCGCATCTCGTTCATCCCATTTTTCAGGTATACCATGTGCTTCCCTGATCTCGTCATAGACATCCTGAAACATTCCGATCTCTTTTACAGCACCCTCGATAGATATTCTTGCGCGATCCAGACCACGATCAAGTTCCTGAACTTTCAACTGCGATAGTTCATCATCCTTTTCCATCAACTTCTTTTTCTTGATCTCGTTCTTTCTTAGCTTGAAAGCAGAACCCTCCAATGCGGATTTTTTCTGGTCTATCTGCGCGAGTATTTGCCTTAAATGACGATAAGGTTCAGCACCCGCCATGTTAAGCGTCATCAGTTGAGAAGTTGTCTGGGTATTCCTTCTTCCCGCTGTATTCATTGCCCTATAAATCTCAGGCAAACGATCAGCTATTTTCTCTAAAGCCTTTGGATCAAGGTTTATCGACGAGTCTTTCAGTAAGGCAAGAGAACTGCTGCCATTCAAGGTTAAATTATTCAATCTGCGTTAGACCCCATACCGCTGGTACTCCCATAATGTCTACCCACTGTCAAATCTCCAAAGTCTGCTGCATTACCAGCGCTGCTAATGGTTACATACTCCAAAGTATTTAGGTTGTTACCAGCGGGAGATTTCCCAACATGGACTACCCCCCTATCGTCTGTTCCGCTAGAAACCGCTTCCGTGCTATCGACAACAGATGTCATATCCCCAAAATCGGTAGCATTGCCAGTACTGTTTATCGTTATGTATTCGATAACATTACTTATAGGATCGCTTGGATAAGTACCTCTTGGGCCACCACAATGCAAACCCCGCTCATTTGTGCTATTGCTAAAAGCACAAGCATTCCTTGACTTTGCAAGTAAATCACCAAAATCAGAAGAATTTCCCAGAGATGTAATTGTTATATAGGAGATTTCATTTGCGTTATCGGCTGGGTCTTTGAAACCACCCAGGCCAACTGCCCTGTCATTTGCGCCATTGCTTGTACCGCAAATGGATGTAACAGACGGCGACCAATTTCCAAAATCTGTTCCATTACCAGCACTACTGATCGTTATATAGTCAATATCATTTGTACGACCAGCCGGTGAGGTGTAGTTACCAGCCATAAATACGCCCCTGTCATCAGCAAGATTACTTGTTCCGGCAGCATTATATTTTTCGTGAGTAAGGTCACCGAAATCTGTAGAATTTCCCGCAGAGGATATCGTTACATATTCGATAACATTCTTAGCGACGAGTGGTGTGGGAACGCCATCGTAACCACCGGCATGAATACCCCTGTCGCTAGAGCCATTACTACACCCGAAACCATAACGTCTACCACTAAGCAAATTCCCGAAGTCCGTAGCATTACCAGTACTAGCGATATTTATGTAATCTATTATATCTTCATTAGAACTATCCTCACCACCGGCGAACAGTCCTCTTGCTCCACCAGCTTGGGCAGATGCTGCAAATAAGGCAGCTTTGTTTGATCCTAAAGGCATAATTTCTCCCTATTTAACGTCAGCACCGGCAAGGAATCCTAGCCATGTTGTGCCTGCATCTATTGTTGTAAATGTAATAACATCCAGACCGGATGAGGTTAAAGAAGGCGCTGAACCTCCAGCCCAGTCAACAGCCCCCGGCCAATTAACAGTCTGCGAACCACCGTTTGTCAGGTGTAATGTGAACGAACAGGCTTTACCTGTAGCCGAAGGATTGGTAAAGGTAAAGGTTTGCGTTCCTGTCGATACTGTTGCAGTAACGACATTACCAGCAGAAACATCAATAGCGTCTGTGCCACCGCCAGTATCACCTAACGCATTTATTGTTTCAGCATAGTCTTTAATCTCTGGCCTTATGGCTTGTTCATCTTGGAAATTTATATAACCACCCAAGAGCATATCGGCAGCCGAATCTATAGCTATTGCAGCAGTAGTTCCATGTGCAACCCCCGCTCCAATCTCTAACTTGTCTGTACCGTCATCAAGACCGATACGATAATCAACTGCATTACCATCAAAGTTAAGGTATGTATCAACGGCTGCACCATCCCCAACTGTAACTGTATCGTCAGTAAGGGTAAGAATAGGATTAGTGCCTACAGTAGAACCTTCTCCGATAAGAAGTTTATCTGCTGAGTCATCTAACGCCACATAAAAGTCTTTAGCGTTTCCATCAAAGACAATGGATGTATCAACCGCAGCACCGTCACCTAAAGTTACAGTGTCGTCTGTGATAGTCAGGATACTGTTAGTTCCAACAGTTGATCCCTCACCAACAACTAACTTATCAGCACTATCGTCTAATGCAATATAGAAATCTTTAGCATTTCCGTCGAATAGGATCGTTGTATCTTCAGCCCCAGCATCACCTATAGTCAGAAGCGGGGTTGTGCCAGTAATCTTTACATCGCCAGCAATCGTAACTACACCAGATGCTTGCGTAAGTGCTTTAGAATCTGCTGAAGTGCCTAGCGTAGTAAGATCAAGATAATTTAATTCCGTAGCCGTGGCTGTTACACCATCAAGAATGTTTAATTCCGCTTCAGATGAACTGATAGCAGTAGTTCCTGAAAGTCCGCTAAACTGTGTCTTCAGGACAGTCTTTAACATCCTGAGATGGTCATCTCCAACTGATACAGAATCAGAAGCAACAGGATTAGTTGCTACTAATTGACTGATGTATGTTGCAGTTTCTTTTGCCATAGTTATATTCTCACTTCATATCTTTATTTGAACGGTGGGCCTAGAAACCAACCGACTAATGAATACCTAGTTCCCTTAGTTACGGGTGCAACCCTGTGGTGCATAAAGGAGGGAAATACTACGATGGAACCAACTTTATTAAATTCTGGTGTTGAGATTATACATTTCGTATTATCGTAAGAAGCGAATTGAAACTCGCCACCCTCATAGTCATCGTTTAGTAATACGGTTGCGCTTAATTTCCTCACATATTTATTAGGATCGTCGCCGTATTTTTCCCCCGCTGTATGATCCCCAAAACCATCATTATGCCAATCATAGAAACCGCCTTCCTTGTATCTAGTTAGCTGTAGTCTTCCTAGACCACCGACATCGTATCCCCACCTAGCATTTATATTGGCAGATTCGATATAGGGTGTAATCGAGTCAACTACCCAACGGCAATTACCCAGCCACTTTACATCACTGATTCTTATATCTTCATCAACTACACCCTTGGATGTTTCACCAACTTGGCCCGGATCAAACCCATCATCGCCTAAGTTTATTATTTTATCGCAAGTTTCCTTATCAAATCCTTGTTCAAAAATGTGCCACTCATTAAATGCAATCATCCAGCAATTAGCCCATATCTGCTCCAGCAGCAAATCCGTACCAGATTGTTCCTGCATCTATTGTGGTAAATGTCAGGATGTCTATACCGCTAGATGTTAATGATGGTGCCGATCCACCGGCCCAATCTACAGAAGCAGGCCAGTTCACAGTTTGTGATCCACCATTAGTTAGGATCAGAGTAAATGAACCAGCCTTTCCAGTGGCAGGAGGATTGGTGAATGTAAAAGTCTGCGTTGCAGTTGATACCGTAGCGGAAACTACATTGCCGGCAGTGAGGTCAATTGCATCAGTACCACCACCAGTATCACCCAGCGCATTAAGAGTTTCAGCATAGTCCGTAAATCTGGGTCTGCTGATTACCTCATCCGCACAAGCGATTCCACCACCTAGTGTCATATCACCATTAACATCCATAGAGATGCCAGCGGCTGTTCCATGTGCTGAACCACCGCCAATCTCTAATGTATCTGTGCCATCGTCCAGACCGATACGGAAGTCCTGTGCATTACCATCAAAGATAATGTAGGTATCTTCGGCAGTTGCATCACCAATCGTTATCTTAGGCTGATTAAACTTAGTTTCCGACCCATCACCATTGACTGAAATCAGAGTTGCAGAACCAGCCGTTGTACCAGTTCCAATTACCAAGTCATCCGCAGAGTCATCAAGAGCAACATGAAAATCTAACGCATTTCCATCAAATGCCAACATGGAGTCTTCTGTTCCAGCATCGCCTATAGTAATCTTTGGCGTGGTTCCAGTAACAACAACATCACCATCAATGGTTAGTACGC